AAAAGAAATTATAATGGATGAAAATAATATAGCAGAAGAGTTAAGACCTTATTTTGCATGTAATTATATGTATACCATTGATAAGATTGAAGTAATTCAATAAATTATGAAAACAATTATATTAATATTATGGTTATCAGGTCTTAATAAAATAGAGATACCTGTGAAAATAAACCCAGGTGATTTTTGTGAAGATGCGTTTATGAAAACTGTTATTTGGAAAGATAACCCTAATTATAAACCAGGTAATAGTCAGATATGGGGTTATTACACTTATAAAAATAGAACAGTATTTGCACATACTTGTATGGAAAAAGATAAAATAAATTATTTTTATTATAACGAAGGAGAATAAAATGATTGTAGGAATAGCTGGTTATAAAGGATCGGGAAAAGATACAATAGGTAAGGTTTTAGTTGATCATTATGATTTTGAAAAAATGAGTTTTGCTCAACCTATAAAAGATTTAGTACATGATACATTTCGTATAGATAAAAATATACTTTCAGGTAATGGTGGAGAAAGGGTGTTTAGAGAATTACAAATGCCTGAGTGGTTTAATTTATCACCTAGAGATATGCTACAAAAAATAGGTATGTCATTTAGAGAAAATTTACATGAAGACGTATGGGTAAAATTATTAGAAAATCAATATTTAAAAAAGAAAAAACATGTTGTTATAACTGATGTTAGATTTCCAAATGAAGTAAGTATGGTTGAAAAACACGGTTTAATGATTGCAGTTAAAAGACCAAATCACAATGGCGACAACCATGAGTCTGAACATGCTTTAGATAATCATGTATTTAGATACGTATTTGATAATAGCGGATCTGAAGAAGCTTTATATGGTAAGGTTTTTAATTTTTTTAAAAATAAAATATAAAAGGATATAAAATGAAAAGCGTAATATACGATTTGGAAACAGATGGATTGATAGACACAGTTTCTAAAATATGGATAGCTGTTACTAAAGACATAGATACTGGTGAGATAATTACTTTTTCAGATTATGATCCTGATTCAAAACCCTTAAATGAATTAATACCTTATTTAAATACTTTTGATACCGTAATTGCTCATAATGGAATCGCATATGATAATATTGTGATGCACAAATTATTAGGGTGGAAGCCTAAAAATATTAAATTTATAGATACAATGATACTGTCTCAAATGAATAATTTTAGAAGAGAAGGTAAACATTCTTTAGCTAATTTTGGTAAAATACTTGGAGATGCTAAAGGTGATAGTCCTGATTTTACTAAATATTCTGAAGAAATGAAAACGTATGCATTGCAGGATGTTAATTTAAATGAAAAAGTTTTTAAATATTTAATTAGTGAGGCACAAACATTGATTAAAAATAGACCTGCATTTAAAGAAGCTTTGAGAACAGAGCATGCTATTGCCGAACTTTGCGCTACTCAAGTTATGGGTAAATGGAAATTTAATACACCCTTAGCCAAAAGCCATTATGAATATTTAACTAACGAGATGAAAATTATTGAGGATGAAATTAATCCTACATTAAAACCTCGTAAAGTTATGATAGACAAAGAACCTAAAAAAGCACGTTATTTACAGAACGGTAATTTTTCTGTTGTTACTTGTAAAATGTTATCTAAATATTTAGGTAAAGAAATTAAACCTACTGATACACATTTATGGGAACCTAATAAAACGTTTCAACGTTATGATATGATTGAAGCTGATCTAGGAAACATGGAACAGGTTAGGGGAATGTTATTAGATTGGGGTTGGGTTCCAAGCCAGTTTACCCCTAAGGGCGAGCCAAAGATAACTTCTGATACGTTACATACTATTAAAGGTGATATTGGTGAGAAGGTTTTAAAATATTATCAATTAAGATCTAGACATTCTGTACTTAAAGGTTGGATTGAATTAGCTGAAGAAAATAATAATAGAGTTTATGTTGAAGCTTTTAATATTGGAACACCAACATTTAGACAAAGACATTCTAAGATTGTTAATGTACCAAGTGTTAATGCGTTTTTCGGTAAGGAAATGCGTGAATTATTTATGGCTGATGATCAAGATGGTAAAATAATGATTGGTTGTGATAGTTCAGGGAATCAAATTAGAGCATTATGTCATTACTTAAATAATAAAGAAGTTAATAATCATGTTTTAAACGGTGATATACATCAACACAATGCTGACACTATAGGTGTATCAAGACCCTTAGCCAAGGGCCTACTTTATGCTACAGTATTTGGTGCTGGTTTTGCTAAGTTAGGTAAAATGGTTACTGGTGTTGAAGATTTAGAAAAAGGTAAAGAAGTAAAAGAAAAATTATATTCTGCATTACCAGGATTAAAAGAGTTATTAAAAAAATTAAATACGTTTTTTTACACTACTCAAAATAAAGATAGTTTAGGTTTTATACCTGCACTAGACGGTAGGAAGATATATGCTGAATCTAGTTTTAAATTACTTAATTATTTACTACAAGCTTTTGAAGCTATTACAGTAAAAAGTGCTGTAGTTAATGCTTTTAAAATGTTTAAAGATGAGAATATTGAAGTTGATATGTTAGGTTTAATACACGATGAAGTTCAAGTTCAAACTAAAAAAGAAAATGTAAAAAGAGTTAAAGAAATATTAAACTATAGTTTTGGAGACTATATTACTAAAAAATTAGAATTAAATATACAAATGGATTCTGATGCAAAAGAGGGAAGGTCATGGTATGAAACCCATTAAAATGATAGGTATTGTTGATGGAGATGTTTTAATCTATAGAGCATGTCATAAATCTATAAAAGATAATTTAGATGTTACTAAAACTTTTGACAATATTTATAAAGAAGTAAAAGACGAAATACAATGTGATAAATACTCATTACATGTATCGGGTCATGGTAATTTTAGAAAGAAATTAAATCAACAATTTATTAATTATAAAGGTAAACGTAAAGATAAACCTGAAAATTTTATAATGTGTAAAGAGTATGTTACAAAAAAATATAAACCCACTACTGTAAATTTGTTTGAGGCTGATGATACCGCTTCAGTAGAAGCTACTAGTTATTTAAAAAACGGACAACCTTACATATTAATAACTGTTGATAAAGATTGGCAAATGATTGGGGGTATGTTTTATAGTTTAATGCATAAATATATAAAGGCTATATCTAAATTTGAATCATGTGAATTTTTACATACACAATTATTAACAGGTGATAGTGTAGATAATATACCAGGGATACAAGGTATAGGTATTGTTAAGGCTACTAAAATATTAAAAAATAAAAATCTAAAAGAACAATTTGATTCTATTATTAAAACCTATAAAAAACATCATCCTGATGATTATGAAGATAGGTTAAATTATATGGGTAAAATGTTATTTTTAATTAAAGATTTTAAAGATAATTCTGATTGGAATATAGATTATTGGAAAAGGTTTATAAACAATGTCTAGACGTGAAAGTAGATTAAAATATTATAGGTCTATACCAGGTATATGTAGTAGATCACTTAATCATTGTAAAGATAGAGTTAAAAAAAGTAATTTAAATTTTAATATAGATTTAAATTATTTAAAATCTATTTTTCCTAAAGATCGTAAATGTCCTATATTAGGCTATGAAATGAAACCATCTCAAGGTCTTGTAGGTGGTAATAAATATAGCCCTACATTAGATAGAATAAACCCTAGGTTAGGGTATGTTAAGGGTAATGTAGAATGGGTTTGTATGTTGGCTAATAAAATGATGAGTAATGCTGATAATGAAGATTTAATTAGATTTAGTAAATGGATTAATAAAAGATATAATTGTTAATAATAAATGAGAGGTAATATAATATGGGTAAGAATACTAACTTTATAAAGCACGTCAACTGTGATGCATGCGGATCGTCTGATGCCAATGCCGTGTACAGTGACGGATCTTCTTTTTGTTTTTCTTGTAAAAAGACACAAGGTAAAGATACACAAGATACAGAAGTTGATTTTAGTGTTGTACAAACTAATTTAAATTTAGATGAGATTAGTGAGTTACCTGTTGATACCTTTAGAAATATATCTAAACAAGTATTATACAATGCTGGAGTTAAGGTTGAGTATGATCAAGATAGAAATATTATTAGTCATTACTATCCGATTACAATTAATAAAAAAGTTAAAGCATATAAGAAAAGGCTAGTAGCAACTAAAGATTTTAGAGTTGTTGGTAAAGCCGAAGTACCTGAGTTATTTAATCAATCTAATTGTGGTAGATATAAAAACTTAGTTATTACTGAAGGTGAAATAGATTGTCTATCTATAATTGAAATGCTTACTAAAGCCAAAGCCAAATTTGATGTTGTATCAATTGTTAATGGTGCTCAATCAGCTAGACGTAATATAGCTTCTAATTTAGATTTTATTAATAAATACGATAAAGTATTTTTAGCATTTGATAATGATGAGCCTGGTATTGCTTCTGCTAATGATGCTGCCCATGTTATAAAGCCTGGTAAAGCGCATATTGTTAATAGTGTTTATAAAGATGCTAACGATGCTTTATGTAAAGAACAATTAGCTATTGATGCATATCTGTCTGATGTCTGGGGTAGTAAAGTTTACAAACCTGATAACTTTGTTAGTGGTGAAAAAATCTGGGATGCTTTTAAAGAAAGATCTACAGTTAAATCTGTACCTTATCCTAATTGTTTAAAAGGTTTAAATGATAAGTTGTTTGGTATGAGATTAGGTGAGATTACTTTATTTACATCTGGTACAGGATCTGGGAAATCTACTGTTGTTAAAGAAACAATATTAAATTTACTAGAGCAATCTGATACTAAGGTAGGATTAATATCATTAGAGGAATCTATCGGTGATACTGCAACAAAACTTATTGGTATGTCTATTAATAAAAATATTAGAATGCCTGATGATGTTACTGAAGAAGAAGCACGTAAAGGTTATGAAAAAGTATTTGGTGATGAAAGATTAATTCTTTTAGATCATCAAGGATCTGTAGCTGATACTTCTTTGTTAGATAGGATTGAATACTTAGCAGCTTTAGGTTGTAGTTACTTGATACTTGATCATATAACTATTGCTGTAAGTGAAGGTGTTGACGGTGCAACAGGAAATGAAGCCGTTGATAAAGTAATGAGTTCTTTGTTAAAAATTGTTAAAAGATATAATATTCACTTAACATTAATATCTCACTTAAGAAAAAGTTCTGGTGAAGGTAAAAGTTTTGAGGAAGGTATTATGCCTAATCTAGATTCGATTAAGGGATCGGGATCAATTAAACAAATAAGTTTTGACATTGTAGGTTTTGCAAGAAACATGATGGCAATAGAAAAATCTGATCGAAATATAGTTAAATTTGCTGTATTAAAATCTAGATTTAGCGGTGATACTGGTCAGTGTGGCCAAGCAACTTATAATGTAGACACAGGAAGATTAAATTATAATGAAAGTAATTTAGCTTTTAAAGAAGTGTTATAACCAGTTTCGGTTAGAAGTTAGAACTGTATGTAAGACCTTTAAGGCAACAGCTAACAGACAATGGTACAAGGATGAGTAATAGGCACTATCCTCTCTAGCCTACATCAGTACTAGTAAACCGAAGCAGCTGAGCAACCTGCTAAAAAGGCTCATAAATAAAGGATATATGAAAACAAAAAAATATAAACCACTACCAAATAATTTAACAATACAAAAATCTGATATTGATGGCTTAGGTATATTTGCGACTAAAGATATAAAGAAAAATACCAATTTAGGTGTAATGCAT